AAGAACACTGAGTCGTCAATGTCGAGCGCAGTGGAGAGGCAGTCTTCAATCAACTTACGTCGATTGCCCACGTCAAACTTCTTATAGAGTGTTTTTGCTTGGTTTTTAGCCCATCCACTGTTGATGACAGTGTCGAAGTGGAACACCATCCGGAGCACATACAGGCTCTTCTCTGTATGACCTTGGACGAACGCGGCCAAGTCAGTGAAGAAGGAAGTCCGCAGATGATCTGCGAAAAGCGTCTGAAAGTCGCGTGCTTCCTTCGAATAGACCTGGCCGCCCTGTCTCCGATGAACGCGGATCCGGTTTTCGGACGGAGGGAGGAAGGGGACCCACAACCTCAGACTATCGGTATACTCGAGCATTGTTGTCCCTCCGCTTGTTGTCCAGCTCCATCTTCTTTGTCTCAATCAGCCGGCTGAGGACCGACCGATCCCGCGACGCCGCCTTGGCCAACCCTTCCAGGAGTTCCTGGTAGGTCGCAGCCTCCACGTAGGCCACGTCCGCCTCGATGTACCGAACATCCGTGAGGCACTGGTCGTCTTTTTCCTGTGCTGTGCCCGGCTTGGTCTTGCGGACCAGCGCCTTGGTCAGTTTGAGACGGCGGTCGGAGTTGAGAACCTCTGCGCGTGCGACCGTGTGGAGGTTCTCAAGATAATCCGCGTAGTTACACATCAAGGTGTAGACTTCCGCCAGTTCCCTCGTGGTGAAGTCCGCCACGTTTGACGGGAGCCTTCCATCGAACGGCTGTCCGCTGGAATCGACGGGGCGCGCAGGGATCTCCAGGCCAAGCTTCTCAATTCTTTGGAGAGCCCGATCTGCGGCCCCCGAGTACATCTCTTCCCCGTCTTCCAGGGTTACGGTAAAGTCCGTGGCTGCGCGCTTCGTCATCCTTCACCTCACAGCTTTTGAGGGCAGTGATAGGAATACGGGCAGAACCCGCAATCGTCCTTTGACGCATCGGCGATCGGAGGTTCCCCCTTCTCAAGAGCAAGGTCTACGACCTGGCCCTTGTTCTTCCACCATCTGCGGTAGTACTTCTCGTCGTAGACCATCACAAATTCTTTGACGTTGTGGGGCCACGACTTGCTGACATACAAGAAGCTGATGAACGGGACTTCGAGGGCCTTGGCGTAGATGGCCACAGCCTGCGTAATGTGATCGTCCTTCGGCTTCACGAGCGTGTCGAATTCTTTGCCAATACTTTTGATCTCGACGAGGACCCGAGCCTGCTCAATCTCGGCGACGCCGTCCGTGTGACTGCCGAGTACCATCGCCTCGTCCAGATCGACCGTCATCTCATCCGCGAACTTACCAGGCAGCGCGGCATGCAGCGCCTTCTGCACAACATCGTGAATCGCGTGGCCCATCGCGAAGGTGATCTGCAACTCTGGGGAGATCACTGACTTGGGACGAATGCTTGCATCGACATCGTAGTAGAGGCGGCGAACACAGGAGGCCGCCGAGCTTGCGTGAATCGTGCCCACGCTGCGCTCGGGCTTCTTCCAGGTTCCGGTCCCGTGGCAGGCACGGCAAGGTTCATCCGCCGGAATTGCCTTCCATGCCGTGTATTCGGTGAGCGTCATGCCCTCCTGCTGGCCCAACTTCTTCACGCCCATGTAGTAGTAGCCGCGCATGTTGATGCTTTTGCGCACGGCCTCAATCTCTTCGGCGGAGAGACCCTCAAGGTCCTTAATCGTCCTGATCATCTTTGTACTTCTCGAGAAGTTGAAGGAACCAGTGCTCAGGGATGACGTAGTAGCCCTCCCCCTCAGTCCTGAACTCAACATAGAACAGTGGAATTTGGTCCTTGGTTGCCTGCCCGGCAATCTTGACTAAATCCGCTGCCTTTAGAGAGTATGACTTACTATCGGTGTATTTACATTCCACACGAACCAGGTCCGACTTGATGTCTCCTTTGTCCACGGGCGTCTGCCCAGATGCAATCGTTTGGCGTGCCCCGAGGTCCTTAGCAACTCGACGCTCCTGCTTGTCAGCCTGAGCGCGAGTGCTTTGGCTTCGCGGAGCCCGAGGAACGTACTCCTCGGACTGGATCTCGTGGCGGGGAAAGGCCCGGTCGCATGTGCGACAGCGGACCTTTCCCAACGACCACGGAACCAGATTGACTCCGCTACAGACGGGGCACGTTGGCCTCCGGCTCACCCGTACGAGCAGCGGATGCCCGCCGCTCGCATCGTGTCGTCTTCAATCTTCTGGAGAAGCCCATTGTCGAGGACGAACTTCACCGCTGAATCGAGTCCCTGCCCAATCTGCTGACCCTGGTAGAAGTACCAGGCCCCCTTTCTCGACATGACTTCGTAATCGGCCGCAACAGCAATCGAGTGCGCTGCGCGATTGATGCCCGTGTGCTTGAACAGGTAGTCGTAGGTGCCAGAGGCTCCTTCGTGACCTCCAGCCTTCTGCTTGGTGATCTCCCACCGCACTGTCTTTCCAGTGGTGAGGTCACCATCGCGGACCTTCGCCTGCGGCGACATCTCAATCGTGACCCAGCGCGCGTGCTTGAGTGCCCACCCTCCCGCCTCGACTGTCTTCGGGGAGTACTTGTTGGCGCGGTCGGTGTTGTCGCGGACCTGGTTGATCCCGATGACACAAGTGAGGTTCGGGTTGCCGTCCTTGTCAGGACCAAGTGCCGCGTTCAGTTTGCGCGCAAAGCGCGTGTTGAGAAGCGCAGCACCGCCCACTCGGTTCGGCTCGCTGAGATTGCTCTCCTCGTCGTGCTCCGTCAGCAACGATCCGAAGGAGTCAATGACGACGATGTCAAACTCTCTGGTCTCAATCAGCTCGATCGCAATCTGGAGAGACTCCTCTGCAAGCGCAGGAGGAACCGTGATGAACTCACCGACCTGCCTACGGAGTTTCTCCTCATAGTCTGCGGGGAAGGCCTCATCGTTTGCTTCGTACTGATCCCGCAGGAGGGAGATCTCCATGTCCGACATCGCAACGCGAACTCCGCAAAGCTGCGCGTACTCCTTGTCGTAGACCATCTCAGTCGAGACGACGGCGACCGTTGTCTTGTCCCCATGTCGTTCTTGATGCTGGCGAATGACTTGGTTGACCAGCCAGTTCTTTCCAACTCCCTGCTTGCCGGTGAGGAAGGTCATCCCGCCGGCAGGAAGACCTCCGCCCAGCGCGATGTCGAGGTCAAGAACTCCCGTCGGTAGTCTCTTGACCTTCCAGGGCATCGTGTACTCTCCGGCAGTGAAGACCTTGCCGGGGTACTTGCTCTTGATTTTGTTGATGGCCGCCTGAGCGTTACTTTCTTCCTTCTTGGCGCGAGCCATGCTTCTCCCACGGGCGGGTGCCGCAGTTGGGACAGACCGGAGTGAGACCCCGGTTGTCGACTTTTCTTGAGCCGCAGGAAGGGCACGAGCCCTTGCCCTCCATCGCGGTCTTTACGTGTTGGTCATCGAGGACGACAGCGTACTTGTCCATTTGTTTAGCTCCTTTCGGAAAGCAGGAACGGGGTGGATCCCCAGGACAAGTTTATACGCTGTGGCCCTCTTGGGCTCGTTCGAACCGACAGCAGTCTGAAATGAGTTGATCTCCCGTACTCGAGATGAGATGCGAAAGAGCCCTCGAAAGACAACATCCTGCTGTCTTTCGAGGCTCTCCGAGATCAGGTCTTTGAGAGTTGTGAGCACGAGCGCAACGACCGAGTCTGGTAGCCCGGTCCTCTTGCAGATCGCCCTCTCCAGCTCTGCCTGTGTCACTTCGCCTCTCCCCAGGACCGAGCAGAGTCCATCGAAATCAGGATGGGAACGCGCATGGGATACGGGTTCTCCATGCAGCTGCGGATGTGGATCTTTGCCTGGTCGACAACGTCTGGAATGTTCGGAACCTCGAACACGAGCTCGTCGTGGATCTGCAACAGCATCCGAACCCCGAGTTCGCGAAGGGCCTCGTTACTCTCACAGTTGATCATCGCCTGAATGGCAATATCGGCGGCGGAACCTTGAATTCTTGAGTTAACCGATTGCCGCTGAGCCTGCATCGCCAGCCCACGTTCCTTTGACAAGATATCGGGAAGGCGGCGATACCTCCCAATGATCGTCTGTACAAAGAGATCATTTTCGCACTGGTAATGAGTGTCGTCGATGAACTCTTGTACCTTCGGGTAGATGGAGAAGTACTTCTCGATAAGCTCCTCTGCTTCGGGACAGGTTTCGTAGTTTATCCCGTTTCGTCCGTACTTCTTGACCATCTTCAGGCCAAGTTGTTGGCCAAGCTTCTTGGGGCCGATCCCGTACAGAAGTCCGAAGCCGACTGCCTTCATCTGACTCCGAAGCTCAAGAAGCTCGAGCTGTTCCTTGGTCGGATGCTCAGCTTTCTTGGCAGCCGCGATGTCGTCATAGTTTGCGCCGACCGCAAGTGCCCCCGTCATGGAGTGCAGGTCCTTGCCGCTGCGAATCGTGTCAATCATCCGGGGATCTTCGCTCATGTGAGCCATGATCCGCATTTCGAGCTGCTCGTAGTCAGCCACGATCAGTAGCATTTCTTGGTCGCGCGGATACTTCGGGGACTGGATGTGCGCTACATCCGGCAGGCACCAGTCATCGCAAGATCCCCACTGCCCGGCGATGAAGAACTCTCGGATTCTGCGGCCCCAGTTACCACGAGCCGGAATGTTCTGAAGGTTTGGCTCTCCGGATGACAGACGGCCAGTGACCGTTCCCGCGCTCTTGAGGTCCGTGTGGATCCGCCTTCGCGCATCGACGGTTCTCGGCAATGCGTCGATATAGGTGCTGTGCAATTTCTTCAAGACTCTGTGTTCCTGAAGAAGTTGTGCTAGCGGGTTTCCCTTCTCTGCCCATTCTTCAATGACCTCCTTGCTGACTGAGGGCTTCTTCACGCCCGTTGTTCCGCCGCTGCTGAGCTTGCGTGCGGGATTGCCAAACGGATCCAGCCACTGTCCGCCCTTCGTTGTGAAGAAGAGATCGACAAGCTGAGTCGGGCTGTTTGGATTGATCTCCCAGCCGACTTGTGCGACAAACTCGCGCTCAAGGCGGTCGATGTCCATGACCATCGGAGCGGCGAGTGCCTGAATCGCATCGACGTCCAGCTGAAACCCGCGACGCTCCATCATCCACAGAATCCGGATGAACGTCGCAGAGACGTCGTTGTAGTAATCGAGCAATGTCATGTCGGGGTTGATGTTCTCTTTCGAGAGTAGCGACTCAAGCTCTTCTGTGAGCTTGAATGTCGCCCAGGCGTCGAGAGACGCGTAGTCACCGACAAGCAGCGTGATCATGTCGAGCGGAGACAGCTCATTCTCCGAAGCCTTCGCCAAGTGCCCGAGAATGAACTCGTGCGCCTCAATGAGCGCGTCCGGATCAACGAGTGCGTCCTTGTGCGAATCGCGCTCTTTGTCCGCGACGGGGCCCATCCCAAGAAGTTCGTAAAAATCGCTGACGTAGCCAGACTTCCCGCGAGTGGTTGGGCAGAGCCCGTGTTTCCTGGCGATCTTTAGAACTTTGGTAGCCGGCAGAAGTTTGGAGTGATCCTTTCGCCCCAATCCGAGCTTCTTGGAGACGGTCTGCATGTCCTCGAGGTCATCAGGATCCATGTCAATCTGGCCAATCAGCGCCAGGATCTCCAGTGCCAGAGACGTATCGGCAGTCTCAAGGGCATCGTGCATTCGGCACAAAGTTTCGACTTCTCTGTCTGTGGTCCCCACTCCTCCAAACACTTCCGAGAACGGAGCCATCTTGAGGCCGAGATAGTCCGCCGCGCACTGCTTTAGACCGTGCCGGCCCTGTCGGTTCTCATCGTGAAGCCAGTCCATCGACACGGTGTCGTAGATGTGCCCCGTGATGTGAATGCCGTGATTGGCGGCCATGTGCATGTCGAACTTTGCGTTTGTCATGCACTTCCGGATCTCTGGGTTCTCCAGAACAGGCTGGAACACCGGAAGCAGGCGTACTGGGGCGCAAAACCGCATTCCTTCGTAGCCGAAGGAAAAGAACTTGATCCGCGCACCGAGCTTATCGAGCCCCGTGGTCTCGGTGTCAAACCCGACCCTGGGAAGCGTCATCATATGGGCTGCAAGCTTCTTGGCCTCCTCCTCGGAGAAGACGTACATCGGCAGCGGCGTGTCAATGAACTGATAGCGCATGGTTCCTCCGCAAAGACCGAGGGGCCCCAGAAGGGGCCCCTCGGCAGTGATTAGCCGCGGAAGTTGTTGTACCGCTTGGCGGAAGAGGCGAACCCGATGTCGCCCTCACGCAAGCCCAGCATCTCCGCGTACTCTGCGTTTGTCCGAGGCTTGGTGTACTCCTCGAAGTCAAACTGATTCTTCATCAGATTATCCAAGGACTCGTCGTAGGTGAGGGCTCCCTCTCCATTGACCGTCACGGGGCACTGCTTGTTCTCCATGGCGAACTCGGTGACCGGAACCACGGAGTCCAGCGCAATCGTCGGGTAGCCCGTGGGTCCGGTGACCTTCTTGAGCTTGGCCACGACCTCATGGTACTCGTGGGGCCGAGGATCCGCGCAGGAGTCACAGTCGTACTCCGCGCGCGGGAACTCCACCGCGCCACAGTGGCGGCAGCGAATGTCCTGGTCGGCGTAGTTCATGATCTCCGAGTCCGTCATGTCCGACTCATTCGTGTCGAGCAGGACGTTCTCGCAAGCCGGGCAGACGAACACCGAGGGGAACAGGGTGCCGCCGCACTTGCAGATCGAACGCGCCTTGCGGGCAATCTCCTGCACCACCTTGAACTGGGTGGCCGGAAGCTCGAGGAACTTCTTGCGATAGAACCCCAGGGAATCCACGTCTCCAGCGGTGAGAAGCTGCTTCTTCTCACGCACCGACTTGACCTCATTCCACTGGTAGACGGGCTGACCCTTCAGCTTGCCTTCCGAGTAGGTAATGACCTGCCCATTCTTCTCAATCGGGGTCTTGTGGTAGAGGGCGTAGTGAATGATGCCCACGTAGAAGCGGTTGGGCTCGCCGTACTTGGGCTCCTGCACATTCGGGTTGTTCGAGTCCGCAAGCTTCTGAAGCGTGCAGTCCGGCCCGCCGTTGCCCCGGAAGTAGCCCCAGGAAGTCGTGCCGAACTTGTTGTTGAACTGGAGCTTGAACATGGGGGCGGAGAAGTAGGGCTGCACGCCCTCCTCACTGCTGTACTTACCGGGAGTCAGCTGAATCCACGCGGACTCGTCCTTCCCGATCTTCAATTCGTCGGACCACTTGGCCGACCAGCCGGCACGCTTGCCACGGGGATTGCCTTTGCTGTCGCGCCGAGTGCGCCCGGCGCTCATGGGGATGGTCTTAGGAGCCATTGTCTTCTTGCCTCACTGATACTGACGGGAGTGCGGCACAGTTCACGCAGCTCTGCTGCCGTCAGGTCATCCGGTTGGTGGATGCCTTCTGGCAGCACAACCACACTAATTCGTGCCGCTTGAAGTTTTTGACTGATTTTGAGACTTCCTGCATGACCTGCGTCGTCGTTATCCAGACACAAAATCACTTGGGAAGTTAGACTCTCAATGAGCTTCTTCTGTGCATCTGTCATGTGGCTGCCCATCAGCGCGACCACATTGTTGATGCCTGCCTGGCAGAACCACAGCGCCGCCTTGAAGCCTTCGACGATGTAAACGGGTTTCCGTTCCGTCTTGAGCTGCGTCGCGACCTTGTTGAGCCGCCAAACATGGTCCCCTTTTGAGAATGTGGGAACCTGAAGTCCATACTCCAGAAGCTCGGTAGTATAGACTTTGTATTTTCCGAATTCACTGGTGGGCTGCTTTCCAACGATGCCCACCAGCTTCCCGTCTCTGTCTCGCACGGGAAACGTGACTCTCGACAACTTCTTGTCGTACCCTACATCATTTTCAAAGAGCACTTTTTCACTGAAGCCCTCCGACACCAGCTTCGTCGGGCACCAGTCGAAGACCCCCAAAAGCCTCTCTGGCAGGCTATCCGGAGGTGCTTCCCTCTTAGCCGGTCTTGCTTTCTTTGTCGATGATTTTTTCGCTACTCGGTCAATCGTCGCGCTTGACTCGCCCAGCAGCCTGAGAAACGTGCGGATGTTGCCACCGCCACATCCCGCAAAGCAGTGCCACAGCCCCGTCGCAGCATTGACCGAAAGACTGGGCTTACTCTGCCCTGGCACCTCTCCGTGAATGGGGCAGAACCCCATGTAGTTGTCCCCGGACCCCACGCGGAGTCCGGGGACATACTTTTCAAACTCCGGCAGGAACCTAAGCTCGGAATGGGTCATCTCTCTTCTTTGGTTTCTTCTTTGCCTCTTGTTTGGGGGCGCCACCGCTTCCGTCGTCGTCGTCCGCTCCCTCACTCATCTCCATCTGCTTCTTCATGTCAAGGAACGCTTTTACGTTCGCGTGAGACTGCTGCACGCTGAAGTCTGAGCCAGGGTTTGCATTGATGATGAACGGAGGGATGACTGTCTCTCTGCTCTTCGAGAAGATGAAGAGAAGTGAAGCTCCTCTTCCAGATGGATTGGGACCGCGAAACACGCGGAAGGCGATGTCTGCGTCTTGGCCAATGCCGTCTGCGAAGGACAGGTCGTCCAGGTCTCCCGAGGGTTCCTTTGCGTTCGCGCGGTTGGCCTGCGTTGTTCCAATCACAGGGCAGCCGACAAATTGAGCCATCGCTTTTAGGTCTTGGCTGATGTGGCTGATCTGTTTCCAGTCTGCCGTTCTCTGCCCAGATCTTCCGTCCTTCATCAAGTAGAAGCCGTCCACCACAATGAGGTCCGGCTGGAACCTCTCTGCGGCGGCAATCAAGTCTTCTACTGTTGAGCCTGCCTTCTTGCCCTTGTCGGACATGAACATCAGGGCTCGGTGATGAGAGCCAGTGCTGTCTTCTTCCTCAGACTCCGCAAGCTCATCCATGAGCTCGAAGAACTCGTCGGCATCTTCTTCCGACAGGATGCCTCGACGGAGACGATCATAGTCCACGTTACCCAGTACAGAACAGACGCGCGTCAGCATCGCCTCTCGTGAGATCTCCTTGGAGAAGATCATCACGCGATGATTCTCCAGATACGCCTTCGCCGCGATGGCGCATGCTACCCACGTTTTCATGTTGCCAGGGCGGCCGTAAATGACGATGAACTCCTCGTCTCGCATACCACCCGTCTTTTGGTTCAGAACCTCCCACGGGTACGGAATGCCGACAACCCCTCCCGACTCGGCGTGGGTGTTGTACTGTTGACGTAGCAGGGCCAATGAACCGGACAGCAGGATGCCATCTTCTTCATGGGCCTCCACATTCATCCTCCGAATCTTCGGGAGGAAGGTGTCTAAGATCAGAGACGGATCAGATCCGTCCGTGATCTCGTCCTGCATCTCATTGAGAATGCTTTGCAGGTCAGACTGTACCTTCTGGGTCCGTACGTCTGTGATTAGCGCATTTAGCGAGTTCCGACTCGGGCTGTAATCGAAGCCCGGAAACTTCCGCAGGAACCTCTCAACGGTCGGTACTTCTCCGCGCTGCTGCGGGTCGTGGTACTCGTTCCACAGCCAGTGGTACGCATCACGAGCGACATCCAGCGTGAACCACTCCGGAGTCAATCCTTTCTTCTTGGGGGTATTGAAGTCTCCTGTGGACAGGATGTTGCTAATAAGCTCCAATTCCGGATGTGCCATTACAGGGGATCCTCATCGTCATATGCAAGTACTTGTTCTTCTTGCGGCGGGCCGAGGCCCAGATCCTGACAGATCTGGGCCTCGACTTTGCTGACAAGCTCAAAGAGCTGGGGGCCGAGGACCTCATGGGCGAAGGAGGTCTCTCCGCCGCCGATCTCTCCGGTGAACGTCTTGTTCTCCAGGCCGACCACGTAGGAGACCCGGATTTCTCCGGAATTGGGCGTAATCTCCACCCGTAGAATGCGAAGGGAGACTTTAGCCTCTTCCGCTGAGTTCCTCATAGAGTTCCTCTGCCTCTCGCTTAGCGACTTCGAGGTGGTCCCGCACTGCTTCCAGTACGAGAGTCCTGGCCTCGTCAATCGTAGCCGCGTCTTGATTGCAGGACAGGTGGACGCTGACCCTTACCTCATAGCCGTTGCCGTAATCCTTGTCCGCGTAGGACATCGCAAGACTCACAGATGCCTTGCCATCCCCTACCAGGGCGGCGAACTGATCCTTCTCCATCGACATCTCCTTGTGCGTGACTGCGGCGGAGTACAGCCGGCGCTCCTTGCCGGCTGCGATGGACACTTCAATCACTGCACTTCCTTCGGAAGTGTGACCTTGGCGCTCTGAACAGTCTCCGCGTAGAGATCCTGGTAGTGAACCTTGATATCGCCCGGAAGGCGCTCAATCTGGGCGGGGTCGACTTCGGAGCGCAAGACCTTGTACTGCTGAAGCAACTCGAGGTGCCCCAGCTCCTCTGCCAACTCGAGGATGTCCTCCGTCTGGTACACGCGCTTCTTCGTCCCAGGCTGCACCCGGAACTTGAACCCACCGACATCATGCGTGCCGACACCGGCCTCACGAAGTTCCGTCTTGGCCTTCTCCACCAAGTCCGCACGTTCCACTTCCAGCTCCTGCATCTCCTCAAAGACCTCCGGCTCCGAGGCACGCAGGATGTCCTTGAGTTCACGGAGCCGAACGCTGATCTCGACCAGTCGCGTGGTGTTCTGCATTAGATACCCCTCACAAGCTTTCTATGGTTGTTGACAATATCGACCGCAAAGCGAAAGTCGCCGAGCGTGTCAAATGTGTGCCCTTTCTTCTCTTTGACGAGGGCACTGTCCCCCTTCTTGAGGAGGAATCCGCAATCCAGAACCGGGAGCATCGTGTAGCGAACTTCCCGTTGCGTCGAAGGGGACACGATGGTGATGTCCATCAAGTCCCCTCGTCTCTCAAGGATGTTGACGTTCTTTCCTACGAGCTGCGATGCCGCCGTCTTACCGCCCGCGATGATCAAGATGGGATCGATCGCGTAGATGGTCTGGTGCAGCCGCTCCTTGCACTCTTTCAGCTCTGTGGCAGAAGGCGTCCTATCATCTTCAGGGCGGCACAGGACCGAGTTTGTAAGGAACACGTGCCGAAGCATGTACTCTGACAGTCGATCAAAGTAGGCATTGTTATCATCGATGCCGCGAATCTCCTCCAGCTCGTCATCTGACGGCCAGACCTTCTCGAACAGCTGTAGTAACAGCCGGCCAGCCGCCCCTACAAAGGGCGTACCTTCGGCATCCTCCTCTTCACCCGGAGCGCCGCCGACGTAGACAATGTCGGCATGCACACTTCCTGCCCCGAAGACCGGCTGAGTCCGGCTCTCACACAGTCGGGGGCATCGGGAGCACCGACTGTACTCGTGATGCAGAGCCCGAATCCGGCTCAATCCAATCATGTTTACCTCACCTATATCGAGGTCCAGTTCCATTTCGTTATGACACGGTATTTCTTACGTTGACTTTCACGGATCAAAGAGTGGATCATTCCCTTACACGCGTCCACCGACTTGTCCATGATCAGAAATACCCACGGTTCCTTCTTACCCGGAAGGGCTCGGAGGATCCGCCCCACGCTCTGCTGGAACGTAATCGCTGAATGCGAGCGCGCGGCAAAGGGCGTCATCAGAACCAACGTGTCCAGGTCCTTCCGGTTGTAGGCCGCCGCCCCGACGCCAATCGAGGCAAAGACCAGATTGCTACCGTTCAACAGATCCAGCCTCTCGGTTGACTTCGTTCCTCCGTGAATGACAGTGCTTCCGGGATTGCTCTGCTGGAACGTCTCGATGTGCTCTGGCCCGTGCGAGAGCGCGTACACGGTCCTTCCTCTTTTGAGGCACTCGTCGATAACTTGCTGGATGACCCGATTCCGATCGGCATTCTCTGCGAGGGTCTTGTGAAGCCGCCCAATGTTTAGCTGCCCATTTCGGTCCAGCATCCGAGACCGCTCGGCTTCACTGAAGAAGGCTCCGGCATCTACGACAAAAATCGTAGGAGTTAGGTCTTGGGTGATGTCCGAGTAGAACACCGGGCCGAGGTGCGAGAAGAACACTCCCTCGCAGCGGTCTGTCCTCGTCGGAGTTGCGGTCAGTCCGATCCTTGTGCCAGAGCCAACACTGCTGGCCTTTGAGAAGAAATCTGCGGCCATGATGTGGCACTCGTCGTAGATGACGAGCCCGAATCGACGGTAGAAGTCAGGCGGCAGCAATCCTTCCTCTGCGCGCGCGGCCAATGTCTGGACGGTCGAGACGCAGATGTCTTCCTCGTACTCGAACTTCTTACCTTGGATCCATCCAATCTTTTTCTTGTAGTCGAAGAACTGGTGTAGCTCTGCAATCCAGTTGTCGAGGTGCGCCGTCTGTGGACTAACAATGAGTGTCGGCACTCCTTCATGCGCGGCCTTGGCCCATCCGAGCACGGTCTTTCCTTTGCCACATGCAAGATTCAGGACTCCGCGATCTGCCACCTTGAGTGCCTCCCAAGCCTCCTCTTGGTTGTCTCGAAGCTGAAAGGAAGGCTTTGGCGTCAACTCAATCTTGGGGAACTCTGGGCGATAGTCTATGAACTCACACCCGAGCTTCTCAATCTGGGCATCTGTCAGCGTATAGCGCGGAACCTGAACGTGAAGCGGATGATCCACGACCAGGTCGCGCGTTCCACGGGAAGGGTCATCCCCGAAGGTCAGCAGCCCTTCAACCATGGAACGCTTGACATGGCTCTTTGGCAAGAAAAGATGCCGACCTCGGTAAGCCGTGGCCTCTTTCAAGATCGGCAGCTTGATCATTCGATGGGTCTCCGTCTCAATGAAGGATATTTCTTCCGAGGAATCTGTGCCAGCGCCTCGGTTAGCGTTTCGCTCATGGTCGTGACTGCGTTCAGGCCTGCGTTGTAGGCCAGAACGCTGGTGAAGGACTCGTCTTTGCCCGGATCCTCAAAGACGCGGCCCTTCGCGTTCGAGCGATATACACCACCCGGGCTTGCGGTTGGAGTTACGTGCGCAGTATTCGGCACGCTCGCCCTCCGCTGTTCTCGATCAAGCGCGCCGACTTTGAGTCGGCAGGTGCCCTTGAACCTACACTGCCTGCACACGTCGTTCGTGATATCGTAGTAATCTGGATCTCCGTAGCACTCTGGCCTTCCCGATGAGGCATCCTCGTCATCTACGAATCGACTTGAGAAAGTTCCCATGCACTAACCTCCGGTTGGGTGCTACAAGGCTTATGACTGCGTATACTGGGATCTGCATTTTCTCCTTCAGGAGCTAAAAACATGGCTGTAGTCGACCATCACGACGACCTCGGAGAGCTGTTCCGCGCGGCCGGGCCCAAGGGCGGAGTCGAGTTCCTCAAGACGGCATCCTGGAAGGAGCGTGACGATCTGTATGACCGTGACTTCGCGCTCATCATCATGGACAGCCAGGGCAAGGAGCATCGCAAGTTTGCGTGCCATGACGCGGGCAACACCTTTCTCTCGCAGTGGTACTTGCTCAACGCAGAGCACGGTCTGCCCAGCGGGGCGGTCAAGGTGGCGGCGGCCAATCTTCTCGATGCGGCCGACGCACTCGGACTCGCCTCTCATCCGGCACTGACCATCCTTGCCAATGAGGGAGACGATCTTCCCGGGGACGGACGCCGCGTACTGATCAAGGCGGCGTCTGCCGCTACGCAGTACACGAAAACCGCATCATACGAGCCGTCGCAGATCATGCGTCCTCTTGGAAAGGGCATGTCTGTGCCGCTGGGTAGGCATGAGAAGACTGCGTCTGCCTTTGATGCGATCTCGGCCCTCGTTGAGGCATGGGATGACCTCGATCCGTATGATCGGCACGAGGCCGCAGTCGACATTGTGAAGGTCGCAAGCGACATCGGTGCGCAGATCCCGGATCACATCTTCCGTTACAGCGGGACCACACTCAACCCGCGCTTTGAGAAGGTTGCTTCTCGTCGCGCAGAGTACACAGCCAACCCCGCGTACCAGGAAGACTACCTTCGACTGGCCAAGATGGCGGCGGCGCTCGACCCAGACGATGTCGTCGAGGCGCTCTTCCTGATGGACGAGCGTGCAGGACTTCTCAATCGCTATGGGCAAAACATCCCAGATCCCGTGCTTGCCGTCTTCGGCACAGAGAAACAGGCGGAATACTCCTGGAATCATGGAGGGGATTACGTTACAGCCTCCATGCTGATGCGCTATGCCGGCAGCACCGCAGCACACACTGCGTTGGAGGACGTCTTCGAAGAAGATGTCGTGTCGCGCTTCAAGCGCGATCCGATCGGCACCTTCAAGAAGATGCCTCTGGAACAGCAGATCCTCTTGTCCCGCATGGCCTCGCAGTCCAGGGATACGAACAATGGTGGGTACTGAACTACAGGTATTCAAGAACGAGAAGAGTCATCCTCTCGCCTTGCTTCGCAGTTACCTCTCCCTCTTCGGCCCTGCGGCGCTGGAGTGGGAACCTTTTGTTATCAAGAGGTCTGTCGAAGATCGCCTGAAGTTCAATATTCCTCGCGTCGTGTTGATGAAGCTGATGGCGGCCATCACGGTCGCCAACCACGATACGTTCTGGGAGAGCTGGGAGACATTCCACGCCGTCTCCCAGGCTCTTGTGGGCAAGATCCCCTCCGTCTCACACATCGACAATCAGTCCGTCTCCGACATCATGCTGGCTGTCGATGCAGCCACTCGGATCCGCATAGACTTGGGTCGCCTCGGTGACATCCCGCTGTACTCAGAGGAAGTTCGTCGCTACATGGCGGCGCAGCTTCACGAGTCGGGAGTCTGGTATGTCCCGGAGCCGCTGGAGTTTCTCAATCCGCTGATCTCGAAGACCACACAGGTCTGCGGAGAGTGCGGAAATGAAGAGGAGCCCAAAGAGGATGGCCTCTGTAGCTACTGCACAGACCGATACAACACTGACAGCCTTCTGAAAATGGAACCGGACGAGGAGCTTCGAAAGAAGTTCGACGGCTCCAAGGTCAAGGTCGTCGTTAAGTTGCCGACGGCCGGAGTTCAGAAGTCCTTGGTTAAGGCACTCTCCGTCGGTGGCCACGTCCTTAAAGAGACTGCGGACGACATCTGCGCCTCAAAATTGCTTGAGGCGATCGGAGATCTGTACGAGTTCACAGCATCGGTGGAGTCTGTAAAGACCGCTGGAATTGCAAACGTTCCAAAGGCTGTATCCGTAAACAATATTGTGAATGAGGACAATCAGGTTCAATTGCCGGGAACAGAGAGTAAAAAACCAGAATCTCCAATCATGAAGCATGTCAATCCGATGTCAGTTGGCGGAACGGCGTTACTTGGGGCCGCGCTGCTTCGAAATCCCGCCGGAGCCAAAAAATTCCTTACGGCAGCGAAAGAAGTGATTACCAAGCCGGTTACTTCGATCGGTAGAGGACTACGTTCCGGCGCCAGCTATGTCGGACCAGGAGCAGACGATTTTGCCCGTCAAGCTGCACAATCTAAGCGTGTCGAGCTAATGACAGGCTCTATTAGAGACTTAGATCAAACACTACAATCCAACCTAGCTGCAAATAAACCCCTTGTAGGGCAGGTTGATCAATTCAAGGCTCTGGAAGGAGGGGCAGATGGTGCGCAGGGAATCGCAGACCGGCTAAGAAAGGCTGGAATTCTCAGTGCAGGTAGACAAAAGTACCAGAATGTAGAGATTGACACAGATACTGCGAAAGAAATTAATTCTCTTGTAAGGCAACTTGATGCGGCGGGAGAAACGGGATCTCAAGTAGACTACACAAAGATCGAGAACCTTTACAATAGACTCGGGGAGACGGCGCGTTTGCAAGCGGCGGCAGGGAAATCCACTATGAGTCGCGGCGGCTTCTATTACGGACCCGGAGAGAGGGCTGTTGAGGTCGCCGCTCCTGCGGTAACGTTCGCAGGCGCTGCGTTTCCTGAAGAGGATCCGGAGACCGGAAAGAAGAGATCTATATCGGAGAGACTCGCTCGAGGTCTGACGGCGGGAGCTGTAACTGCTGGAACAGGTGCCCTTTTTACCGGAAGAAACCTGGGTCTTAGTAAGGCGAACCTGATTACAGGCAAGGGTAGGTCTGGGTTTAGCGCAAAGGGGATAGTCCCAATCGTGGGGGGTGTGGGCCTGGGCGCAACCCTAGAAAACGTAGGGGCGGATGTGGCTGGCGGCACCGTCAATCTTGTTGACAGCGCCTTTGGCCAGAAGAAGGATCAGCAGCCATGAACGTCATCACCAGCGAAGTCAATCGCTTCAATCCACGCCCAGTCACCACAGAGGGCGGCCGTGGATTCGGGATTCGCTATCCGTCGCCGTTCTTTGACATCTCGCAACAGTTCCTTCCATCCAACCAGCACGAACTACACAAGTGGTGCCGGTACTACTTCCTGACAAATCCGGTCATCAACGCCGCGTGCTCCAAAATGGCAGAGTACCCGGTCACCCCTCTTATTTTTGAGACCGACGATCCGGAGATAGTGAAGCTCTACAAGAAGGTAGAGGATCACCTTAAACTGCGCTCATTTCAGGTTGAGGTCGGACTCGACTATTTCGTATACGGAAACGCCTTTGTCTCGGTGTTCCTCCCGTTCGAGAAGTACCTCATCTGCGCTTCCTGCGGCGCACGCTACCGCGCCAAGACCAACAGATTCCGCTACAAGTGGCGTGACTCTCGTTTCTACCTTCACAAGTGCGACTGTGGCCAAGAGGGCTACGCGAAACAGCACGATGTTTACATCCGGAGCTTCCGCCAGATTCGCCTGGTTCGGTGGAATCCAGAGAACATCGACATCAAGCACAACGAGATCACTGGAAAGACCAAGTACTACTTCCGCCTGCCCAAGAGCGTGATCAACGACATCAAACTTGGAGACTGCGACGAGATTGAGTCGCTTCCCCTCGAGTTCCTTGAAGCCGCCCGCGCGAACAAGTCACTCCTCTTTTCGGAGGACAACCTCTACCATCTGAAGCGACCGACCATCGCCCAGAAGGATCAAGGCTGGGGTACGCCCCTGATCTTCCCGCTTCTAAAGGATGCGTTTTACCTCCAGGTCATGAAGAAGGCCAACGAGGCAATCCTCATGGAGAACATTGTTCCCATGAGGATGATCTTCCCGGGCCAGAACACTGGAGGCAACGAGGGGCCCTACGGGGCCTACAACCTGACGAACTGGAAACGTCGGGTAGATGAAGAAATCAACATGTGGAAGCGGGATCACAACTACATCCCGGTCCTTCCTGTCAACATCGGATTTCAGCAGATCGGCGGACAAGGTCGCGCCCTGTTGATGTACCAAGAGATGCGTCTTCTGGCGGAGCAGATGCTTGCTGGCGCCGGCATTCCTGTGGAGTTCATCTTTGGTGGACTTCAGTGGTCTGGATCGAGTACCTCGCTCCGGGCACTGGAAAACATGTTCCTGGGGTACAACAAGCAGCGCCACGAGCTGATCAACATCTTCATCATGGGCAAGATTGCCTCCTTTATGGAGTGGCCCAAGATCTCGTCGAGATTCGACAAGTTCCGGATGGCTGACGACTTGCAAAGAAGCATGTTCTACCTCCAACTCAATCAGGCTCAGAAGATCAGCGATCATCGCCTCATGGAAGAGCTTGGGGAGGATTTCGATCTCGAGTCGGAGCGCATGCGGGAGGAGATCAAAAAGCAGCTTCAGGCCAATCGCCGCATGCAGGTTGCTTCGGCAGATATCCAAGGGGAGGCACAGCTTCGGACCTCGCGCTATCAGGCAAAGGCGCAGGCCCTTTCCCTGCGCGCACAGGGCCAGGCACAGATGGAGGTGCAACAGGCAGCGCAGCAGGCAGCCGCGCAGCAGGCCGCAGCCCAGCAGGGCGCGATGCCTCAAAATCCAGCGGCACAGCAGCAACCTGTTCCAGATCAGGCACAGCAGACTCCAGGGCTCCCGGAGGGAGCCACGGCCTACGACGAGAACGCAGCCGCTCCAAATGCGTCAGGAATGCCGACAGCGATGGCCTCCGCACAGTCTCCGATCCAGCCCGGATCTGGAGGCGTAGATCTGCGGTACATCGCGCAGCGCGCAGCGTCGTTCTTACGCACGCTAAAAAAAGAGCAGGGTGAGGAGGCCATGTATCAGGCCCTTCAGCAGATGCAGACCGAGAACCCTCCGCTGTATCAGCTGGTAATCCAGCTAATGAATGACCGGGGCTCCCAGGTCAACCCGCTCAACGCACAGCAAAATCCGGCACCGGGAGGTACGCCGCAGGCTGACCCAGGAAGAGCGATCGGCTGACCTCAACGAGTGAGATCGGCCGGTCTCTTCCTGGGCTGGGCGACTTGTATGCCGCTGTACAGACCGTCGAGAATTTCTCGCGCATTGTCCACGAAGCACTTTTCGTGGAACATCGCCTCGCTTCCGAATGTTGAGAAGGTTTCGTCCTCGATGTCCCACTTGCGGGGACGACGTACAACACGGTGCCGCGCCAGGCTGACCATGCGGTCATCTGTCGTGGCAGCCGCGTCGCACCAGTCGCATCGAAACGGAATCATCTCTTCACCGGCGCGAGGAAGCTGGAGAAATCTCCACAGTCGGCACAGTGGCCCGATGTCCAGAATGGTTCTGCCGGGTATACTCGAACGCAGGCAGAACAGAGCCAGACTCGTGGCCCAATCGCGGGGCATCCGCCACACTCCAGAAGTCCGCACTTCTCTTCGATGAGGGGGCAGTACACCTGAATGGTATCCTCCTCCTCGGTCTTAAAAAGAAGATCGTTTCTGTGTGGGCGCGAGGGCATGCCCCCGACCTCGGCGTTGAGCCGAGATCGGAGGCGGCCCGCAGGCCTACTCTTCAATACTGTCCTCAAGCACATCGCTTGAGGACTGGATGGCCGCCACGATGGCGGCCATCCAAAAAATCAGGATCACTGTTTACCAATCCTCAAGGTCGTCGGCCCCGCGGAAGGGGTCTTCATCCGGGTCAAGGTCGTAGCCCATCTCTCCTCCTTTGCCGGGGTTATGCTCCGGCTGTTATACTTATGACCTCTAAGGGAGACATTTTTAATGTCCAATCTGAACCCGATCGAGAGCTACAATCTTCTGGTTCAGAAGACAAAAGAGGCGATCTCTTCGCATTTCCCGATTGAGGGGAGCAAGCACAGGCTTGAGCTGGTGAAGCTGGAGGTCGAGGACGATGGCGAGACGGGCGCATCGCAGTTCCACCCCGGCAACTACAACAGCCAGCTTGAAGCCAAGCTGAATGACCGGACATGGGGCCCGGACATCGTCGGCAACTTTCGCCTAATCGACAAGGCAACCGGGAAGGTGCTGGATCAGAAGTCGCGCACGCTCGCGAAGATCCCCAAGATCACCACGCGCTACAGCTACATCGTCAGCGGAAACGAGATGCAGCTGGACAGCGTGTTCCGGCTCAATCCCGGCGCGTACCACGCGGAAGCGCAGAACGGTGATCTGCTCGCAAAATGGAACGTCGCCGCAGGCAGCAAGGTTGGTTCCTTCGATCTTTACATTGAACGTAAAGATCCCAAGAAGCTCGGCTTGATCACGATGACGATCAAGAGCAGCGCGACATCTTCGGTGGAGGTGCCGATCTACCCAATCCTGAAAGCGATGGGCGTTAGCGACGGGCAGATGAAGAGCGCGCTCGGAGAGAAGATCTTTGCCGTCAACGAGGCCAAGGGTAGCTCGAAGGCGTTGCTTTCCTTCCACAAGGCGGTTGAGGGTCGGCGCGCGGGACCGGACTACAAGCCGCCGGAAGTGTCGGCTGCGGCAGCCTTCGTGAAGGAAACGTTCGAGTCTGCGGAAGTCAGTCCGCAGACAATGAAGTCCGCCTTCGGCAAGGAGTTCTCGTCGATCACGGGAGAAGCCTTGCTGCTTTCGGCAAAGAAGCTGGTGGACATCAGCCGCGGAGACGTTCCCGAGGACGATCGGCAGTCTCTCTCAAACAAGAGACTCTTTGGCGCCGAAGATTACGTCCATGAGGAGCTGACGAAGGGCAAGACGATCTACGCTCTTACTCGAAAGATCCGCAACAACGTCGACCGCAAAGACAAGATCCAAGACATCATTCCCGCCTCAGCTTCTGGATACGGGGCAGCAATTCTAAAGCCATTCAAGGCTGGGCAGCTTCCAACACAGACAAACCCTCTCCAGTTCCTTTCGAACCACACTCGCACAACCATCTTGGGTGCAGAGTTCGGAGGCATCAAGGGGGACAACGTCAACCTGATGCAGGACAAGCTGATCAATCCCAGCCACCTCGGGATGCTTGACCCACTTCAGACTCCAGAAAGCTCACACACCGGAATCATTCTTCACGTTCCTCTGGGTGCTCGGAAAGTCGGACACGACTTAATGACGCAGGTCGTCAACGTCCGTACAGGGAAGATCGAGCGTAAGAGTGCCGCTGATCTGGAGAGGGCGGTCGTTGCTTACCCCGACCAGGCCAAGGTCGAGAAGAAGCCAGACGGAACAGCCAAGATTACTCCCGTCTCGCAGTTTGTCGTCGTGTACGACAGTGATCGGAACACTACGAAGCGGGCGTGGAAGGACGTTGACTACATCCTGCCTTCCGCAAAGCTGCTGTTTGCCGCCAGCGCCAACCTGATCCCGTTTGTCCAAAACGACAACGGAAACCGGGCAATGATGGCCGCCAAGCATCAGGAGCAGGCTGTCGGCTTGAGGAACCGAGAAGCCCCACTGGTACAGACCCAGGCCGCAGGTGGCGCGACGTACGAAGATCTCGTGGGAGCCGGAGCCTCAGTTACCTCCAGCTCCGATGGTAAGGTCGTCGAGGTCAGTAAGGAGCGCATCGTCGTTCTGGGTACGAATGGCAAGAAGTACGTTCATGCCCTGTACAACAACTTTCCGCTCAACGGCGCGAAGCACATGCTTCACTCCGATCCGGTGGTTGCTGTGGGGGATAAAGTTAACCAGGGTCAGCTTCTCGCCGACTCAAACTTCACGAAACAGGGAAAGCTGTCTCTCGGAACAAACCTGAGAGTCGCATACATTCCGTATCGTGGGTACAACTTCGAGGACGGCATTGTCATCTCGGAGTCCGCCGCCGAAAAGCTCGTGTCGAGCCATCTCCACGTTGCTGAAGCGGAGATGCACCCAAACATCGTCGTCAACAAGAAGCTCTGGCGTCAGTACGCGGGACCTGTGAAGGCGACTCCTGAGATTCTTCAGAAGCTCGATGACAACGGACTCATCCAGGTCGGCCAGAAGGTTGAGCCTGGAGATGTTTTGATTGCAAAACTTCAGAAGATGGTTCTGTCAAAAGACACGGAGGACATCCGGCGTCGCCTGAAGGGAGCGATCCAGGATTACTCCGACGCGTCTGTGAAGTGGGATCACGAGTACAACGGGACAGTTGCGCGGGTGGTCAACAACGGTCGGCGGATCATGATCTACATCCGTACCGAGCAGACGATGGAAGTCGGAGACAAGCTCTCCGGCCGTCATGGAAACAAGGGGATCGTGACCAAGATCCTGCCCGATGACAAGATGCCGAAGGACAAAGATGGAAACCACGTCCAAGTCCTGCTGTCTCCCGCAGGTATCCCCTCGCGTATGAATCCTGGCCAGGTTCTCGAGAGCGTGGCGGGAAAGGTGGCCCTAAAGACGGGTAAACCCTTCGTCGTCAACAACTTCGATGCGTCGGTTGACTATTCTGCGATGGTCAAGGACCTGATGCAGAAGCACAAGGTCTCTGACACAGAGGAACTGTTTGACCCCGAGACGGGCGAGAACCTCGGAAACGTTCTCGTAGGGAACCAGTACATCCTGAAGCTGGATCACCAGGCGGAGAAGAAGATCTCGGCCCGTGCCGGCGGTTTCGGCTACGCGTACAAGACCACCGGAGAGGCTTCGCAGGGCTCAGGCCTCGGAGAGGGAGGCCAGAGAATCGGCGGTCTCGATACTTACACCCTCCTCGCCTACGGTGCGAAGAACAACCTTCGCGAGATGCAAACCTACAAGTCCGACCGTGAACAGGCGGAGGATGTTTGGACCCGCATCATGCGCGGAGAGCGTCCGCCTCCTCCGAAGGTTCCTCGCTCGATGGAACAGTTCACTCACTACCTGCGTGGGATGGGCGTTTACACCGAGCGCAAGGGCAGAGAGTACTCTCTCATGCCGATGACCGACAAGCAGACACTCTCTCAGAGCTCGGGTGCGCTGGCCTTCCCAGAGAGAACTCTTGCGGCCAAGGGCTCCCTCACCAAAGAGGAGAAAGGTGGCCTGTTTGACAAGGCCAAGACAGGAGGACTCGAGGGGACGAAGTGGACACACATGGATCTTGGGGTGCGGATCCCCAACCCCGTGTTTGAAGAGCCCATCCGGCTACTCCTAAAGATGCCCGATGCAGAGTTTCAGAAGTTGCTGACAGAGTCCGGCGCCGTGGGCCGCAAGTCTGGCTTCGCGATCCTCGAGGAGAAGCTTCGTGACCTGGACGTAGACTCAGAGCTCAAGGCTGCCGAGAAGACGCTTCAGACTGCAACGGAGAACGAGCTGAACGTAGCCTACAAGCGGGTGCGGTATCTCCGTGCGCTGAAGGAGCTCAATGTCAAGCCTGTGGACGCGTACACCAATCGCGTACTTCCAGTCCTGCCACCGACACTCCGTAGGGTGAGCATCGGTTTTGACGGCACGCAGATCATCGATCCTGCCAACAAGATGTACGCGATCATTGGCCAAATGACGCGGCAACTTGAGCAGGCCGAAAAAGAGAAAATGCCTGTCGGAGAGATCCAGCGCCTTCAGGCCGAGATCTACAAGACAACGAAGGCGCTGCGTGTCACTGGCATGCAGATGGAAGGGAAGCAGGTTCCCTCTCTAATGGACAAACTTACCGGCAATCAGCCGAAGCAGTCCTTCTTCCAGACGGGAGTGCTCGGGAAGCGACAGGATCTTTCCGGCCGTTCCGTCATCACGCCAGATCCAGAGATGCCGCTTGATGAGGTCGGCGTGCCTCGAGAGATGGCGATGGAGATGTATAAGCCCTTCGTCATCAAGGAACTGTGGCGCAACATGGGCCGTGCGACCTCTCCCGGAGAGGCGCGCATGATGATCAAGAAGAATCATCCGGCTGCGAATGAGGCGCTGGAGAGAGTGACCCGAGACCGGCCTGCGCTGATGAAGCGTGACCCCGCCCTCCACATGTTCTCGCTGATGGCGTTCCGCCCGCGCCTAATTGAGGGGAAGTCGATCAAGATCCATCCGCTCGTCACGGGAGGCTTCAACGCGGACTTCGACGGAGACACGATGGCGCTCTATGTGCCCATCACCGAAGGAGCCGTACAGGAAGCCAAGAACATGATGCCCTCGAAGAACCTCTTTTCTCCGACCAGTGGAGGGCTGATGGTGACTCCGTCTCAGGACTCCGTCCTTGGGATCTTCCAGGCGACGGAGTGGGGCAAGCCGGTTCCGGGTCAATTCACAGAGGACCAGGCGATTCAGGCAGTGAAGGCCGGCAAGCTCAAGGTCTACAACGTCATCAAGGTCACGGGTCACAGCAAGCCCACTACGGCAGGCCGACTCATGATCAATCGAACACTGCCGGCGCAGTTCCGTGGGGACGAGGAGCTTCTCTACGACTCATCTTTCCGCATGGCCAAGGGGAAGATGAAGAAGTTTGCGACAAAGATCGCACGGGCGACCCCAGAAGAGTTCGCCAAGATGATCGATGAGTGGAAAGCCCTCGGCTTCAACTTGGCGTTCAAAAATGGGTCGAGCGTGAAGCTCAATGACTTCCACGATGGATACAAGCTCCGCGACGAGATCCTGACCAAATACAAGAAAGAGGAAGAGGCCATACTCAAGGGCGCAGGATCGAAGGCAACCAAGGACGAGAAGATCATCTCGATCTACGAGAAGGCCCGCAAGGAACTCAAGGAAGCTGGAGAGGCCCGCTACAACTCCCGTCTGGACAACGGAATGTGGGACTGGGCACGTTCCGGCGCCAAGGGTGACTGGAATCAGTTTGGCCAGATGGTCATGGGCCCGTTGCTCGTGCAGGATCCACTCAACCGCACAGTTCCATTCGCGATCACCAAGTCCTTCGGAGAGGGCCTTCCGGTCTCGCAGTACTATGCGTCGCTCCATGGCGCACGGAAAGGAACCATTGACCGCGCATCGGCAACGGCGAAGCCTGGCGCGCTGACGAAGGAGCTGATCAACACGGTTATCGACAATACGATTAAGTCAAAGGACTGCGGAACCATTCGTGGTGCCCTGCTTTCGTCCATGGAAGCAGACATAGAGGGACGCGTCCTTGCCGGAGAGGTTCCTCTGAAGGGCGGGGAAACCATCCCCAAGGGAACTCTGATCACTCCTCAACTGCGGAGCAAGATCAAGAACGACGGCCCCAAGAAGATTCTCGTACGCTCCCCACTCTACTGCAACGAGGTCAAGGGTATCTGCTCAACCTGCTACGGCCTCAGCGAACGCGGTTCGCTGTACCCAGTCGGCACCAATGTCGGCATCATCGCCGGTCATGCGCTCGGAGAACCGATCACCCAGATGCAAATGCGTACCTTCCACACGGGAGGCGTCGGCGGAACAAGTGGCGTGGGAGACTACTTTACGGCGGCAGAAAACCTCTTCAAGGTTCCGGCCAAGCTAAAAGGAGAGGCCACTCTGTCTACGGTCTCCGGAAAGGTCGAGAAGATCGAGTCAGACGCGCTCGGAGGTAAGACAGTCACGATCGCCGGAAAGGTCCACACTGTCCCGTTCACCAACCCGCTGTTGCCGAACATTCGGGTCGGTGTCGAAGTCGACAAGGCAGAGGCACTTTCTGAAGGGAGAAAGAACCCTCACCACGTCCTCGACATCACAAACAGCATGAGCGCAGTTCGTATGCACCTCGCGGACTCCCTCAACGAGCTCTACGTAGAGACGACGGGGAACGAGAGGAGACGCAACATCGAGACAGTGATTCGCGCGATGACGGACCTCACTCGTGTGGATGACCCTGGGGACGACCATGCCTATCTGCGTGGGCAGCTTGTTCCCCTCTCCGAGATCGAGCGGAAGAATAAGGAACTGCGCGCAATGAACAAGCGCGAGATCAAGCACTCGCCACAGCTCAAGCCTCTGGACAAGATGCCTCTCGCGGGGCAAGAAGACTGGATGGCAAGGCTGAACTTCCAGCGTCTTCAGGAGACGTACACGGAGGGTGCGGCGCAGAACTGGAAGTCTGACATTCACGGACACCCGATTCCGGGCATCGCGCACGGGGCAGAGTTCGGACTTGAGCCTCCGGGCTCAACAAAGCTCCCCAATGCCCCGGGCGTGCCTGATAGAATGGCGAACATGCCGAAGCCTGGGCAAGTGCCCACGCCGGCCCCGCAAGCTCCGCAAAAGTCACCCGGCTTCTTCTCCTTCCTTTGAGGTCACCATGAACAAGATCGCCGCCTACCAAGAAGCTCTACTCCGTAATGAACTCGAAAAGAGGGCATCTGCTCTTGTCGAAAGGTACGGAACCTGCGATGGATATCTCCCTGCCTCATACGCAGAAGCATTTATGGAAATGGAAAAGGAGGCCCTTCTGGCGGAAGCAGGCAAGACCGTGACCAAGGGGATTTACGGCCTTGGTAAGTTTTTGGGAGGCGTTGGAGAGAGCGGAGCCCGAACTGGGGTGCGCGGAGGAATGATGGACTGGGCCTCCTCTGTGGGCGGTAAGGTTGAAGGGGGCGCGGCAAAGGCGAGACTAACCGCCCAGAATAAGGCACTATCGGAAGCGGGACAGACTGAACTCAGTCCAGAAGACTTCGCAAAGGGAAGAGAAACGGCACAAAGGGTCCTTGGAGGCGCAGCCCTTGGAACAGCGGGACTTGGTCTGGCCGGCGGCGGCTACCTCCTTGGTCGTCCGAGTAACTGACCATGCCGAGCTCCGGCCTTAAACCAGGACAGGCATCGGTTCTTCAGGGCCGCATCATGCTCGTTGATGCGGCCCGTTGGATTTGTACTGTCTACTGCGACTCAGTGCGCCGGGAGCTTACGAACGTCATCATTCCCTCTCTTTACTCCACCCCAGAAGGAGAGGGTATTCATTACATGCCAGAGGTGGGGGCAGTATTTTACGTCTGCATGCCTTCCGACGGTGCGTCTCCTTTTCTCCTTCTGTCGGCACCCCAACCTTCGCAAGCGACGGCCGACGGACAGCCCGGCTCCTTCCACTTTGGCAGGCCATATCTCTCGCCCGGAGACCTCGCGCTTACGACGCGAGACGGTAATGGCATCATCGCCAGAAGAGGTGGAGTAACTGAACTCCGAGGCTCTCCTCTTTCCCGCATCATGACCAATCCATTTACGGATCAGGTTTTGACAATCGCGCGGAATTGGCGTGTAGAGACTCTGGGCGGATCGCAGACGTGGACGACGGGAGAACTCGATGAGGCAGCTTCTTTTGGTCTCCTGAGTAGCACCTTTTCATTTGAAGCAAAAGAGTTCATCGATTCCGTGGGGTGGTCTGTATCCGTAGATTCAGGCTACACGGGCGAGAGACTTGAACTGGATGCGGCCGTCCCAGCGCCCGCGCTAATACCTACGCCAAGTACGCTTTATGTAGAAGGTCCGCAAGGAGCGCGAGTTCCCTACGTCGTCAACATGCAGAAGCCCGCCTCCCTGGATCCGGCAGGAGTGGTCTACCGTTTTCGGGTCAATACCGAAGAAGATACCGGAGAAGTAGTACCGTCGTTCTCGCTCGAGGTTGCGCGCAAAGGAGACGCGCGACTGGAACTGGACGGCAAGGTACGGATTGCGGCAGTCTCTGATCAGAACACGGCACAGCCCGTCATGCTCGGGACAGACTTCCTGACTAAGCTTCAGGCGTCGCTCACCGAGATCAAAGCCGCTTTCACCACACTTGGGCTCCCGACAGTTGCGACGGATGACCTTATTGGTGATATTGTAGACTCGCTCGCCGGACAAGGCTCCTTTCTATCGTCAGTCCTCGAAGCGGATTGACAGAGGTACGAATGACATCTCTCTTCCTCAAGCCGGTTGATCCGCACAGCTTCTTCGAGAAGATGGCGTCGATCGCCAAGATGCCGGACGACGATACGAAGTGGCCTGCGCATGTGCTGAGCAACTTGCATCAGCAGCTTCCGTTCCTCTCGCAGTATGAGATCGATCTCAGCATGCAGAGAGTTGAGCCCGAGGCGGGGTTTGCTTTTGGCCATGCACTCCTGATGGCCCGTAACGATCCGGCCGCCGCTACAACATCCAAGAATCCTCAGAATATGGTTCGGATCCCGATCATTGTCGCGGATCGCTTACTTCAGCCGTTCCATACCTTTGAGCTTGGTGGAAATGTCTACCCGCTGACCGCAGAGCGGATCGAGTCCGCGCTGCTCAATCCTGCGATGTTCCAGGGACCGGCGGATCAGCCTCAGCGTCAGAAGTCTCTCATCGATCAGATGTACCCGCCGTACCAGCAGCGCCAGGGCTTTGGTCGTGTTGTTGGCGACGGCGCCTCGTCAGCGGGCATCAATAAGATCAGCTCCTCTGGCCTGAGCCATTTTGGTGACGCGGTTATCAAGCTCGCCGGCATCCGCCTAAGTTTGGATCCCTCGTCAAAGATCCCTGCCTCCGTAGTCCTGAAGGGATCCAATATCAAACTAGAGGGCGGAATTCGTCCGGAATCTTTGTCGTTCTACCAGATTACTGGTACTAAATACGTCGTTGGAATTCCTGGATCTGTTGCCGCAAAAGTGGAAAAAGAACGGGATCAGACCGCAATCCGAAAGATCTTGGCCCCTCTGATGCGGGCCGAAGCTACGGCTGCTAAGTCTCGTAGACCTTCCCCCGGCATGTTCCTTCTCTTCTCACAGGGCCAGAACGGGTATCAGCACGTTCCCCCTCCCTCGATGTGAGGTCTGTTATGGCAATCCCCTTCTGGCCAAAGATCGCGGGTGTCGAGGATGCGCCCAACTATCGCCCTACTGCGGGAGACAGTCGTTGCGAGACGTGCTCGTACTTCCGCGCCTTAAATGACGGTGTCGGATACTGCGAGCGATTCTCCTTTGAAGCCGAACCTCAGAGTGTCTGCGACGAATTTGTCGGTGCAGGCAGGACTAAAGTCTCATCTGCATCAATCGCTGACCGGCTGACGGATCTGTACAACAATCCAGTCGCGCGCAGAATGGCTGTGTCATCCGGAGTAGGTGCCGCTGCCGGCGGCGTATCCTCCGCGCGTGGAACTGGAGAGGATCGCTACAGTGAAGGGGCCAGAGGCGCACTTCTTGGTGGAATAATTGGTGGCACTGCTGGAGGTATCGGCCCCTTAGTCCGCAGAATGAAGGCGCAAAAGAGTTACGCCCAGGCAGGAGAGAAGCTGGAGTCGACGTTCGGCACAGAGAAAAAGACCCTCAGTGATCTTCGTGACATACAGCAAGAGATGCAGCAGTTGCGGCGGCGGGCGATTTCCGCGAAGAGAGACCCAAACCTATCCAACGACGAGAGGCTAAAGAGGATCGGCGAGTTCCAGGAACTCTACAAGAAGAACCCGGATATTGATGAGCGGGTATTCTTGCAGGGCCGTAAGGTAAAGGAGATGGACAATACGCTTAAAAATAGGCCAAAATATAAGGATGATCTCAAAGCTCTGTCGGAACCGTCCTCTAACTATGAGCGGTATGGAGTCCCGTCCCTCTCTGGCTTGGTGTCGGCAGGCATGGGTTTTGGCCTTTCCGACGATGCGCGTGAACAGGAGCGATTCCGTCAGTTCCAGAATAAGAGGAAGTAACTAATCATGGCAAACCGCACTCTCTGCTCGGCCATCTCTGGCACCATCAATCACTCCGACTTTGCGCGCTTTGAACAGGAGTTCTCAAATCCTGATGTGCGCAGAATGATTGAAAAGAATGCCTCAGTGATGGATGTACTCCATCGTCTGACAGCTTCTCCTATTGTGCCGCACACCGTTATGGCGAAGCGGGCTTCCGCTCGATTTGCTCCCGGCACTGACGTCGTGCAGGTACGTCCGTCCGGATACGGGTATGTCATTAAGGTCTCCGCAGCCCCTGCGGGTGTGGCACCGCAAGAGATGCAGGTTTCTGCGCAACAGGCTCAGCAGGCTCTCCCTCCCGAGATGCTTCAGGCCGCAGATCAACAGGGAGCTGCGACGGTGACCGCCGTGCAGGCAGAGCCGGATCCGATGATCGAGCAGATGACCCCTGTGACAGCCTTCGGCATCTATAAGGTGACCAATGCAGAGACCGGGAAGCAGATGATTGGGTACGTTATCCCCAATCTATTTGATCCCGTCCAAGGCGCTCCCACAGGTGTCGCGCTGTTCACCAATGGAACTGCCTACGCCGTGCAGCCAGGAATCACTGGATCGCTTGTTGGCGTGAACCACAACTTGCCGATTCCTGAGAATCCTGATGTGCGCGGGCTTGGCGTATTCGTCAAGACCAACGGCAAGGCGATCATGTGCACGATGCCCTACAACATCGTCACAAAGGTCCAGGTAGAGGGTAACGGGTACTTCGCTGCGCAAGACATGCAGGGGAATGACATCCGCATCATCCCTTCTCAAGGACTGACTCGCCCAGTTGCATCCTCGACCACGGACATCGCCATTCCCGCAGACTTCAAGTTCATGCCGCTGGAAAATCCAGTTCAGCTTGCTGCCGGAAACGAGTTGATGAAGGCAGCCCAGGCCAATGCGTACGAGACAATGGCCGAGATTCGCGCATGGGAAGGCGGTTGCCGACTCAGCGGTCCTGTCTTTGAGAAGGTTGGCTCTGGTGAGCATGACTGGGTGGGTGGTGTGTTCTGGCTTGCTGCCGCAGGCATGCCACAGAACCTGAGTGCCGCGTGTCTTGAAAAGGCTGCGTCTTCTGGCACACCGATCCGGATGTTCGGTCTCCAGCCCCTCTCTACGCGTGAGGAGCTGTACCAGGAGGCCCTCAAGGAGGCCGCAGTCGACATGCTTGATACGGAGATTCCTCAGCGCGTCAACCTGCTGAAGGAGATCTCGGCCATCACGTTCGACAAGAAAGCGTCGGCATTGGTAGACACGGCGTCCGTGGACGCTGTCCTGGCTCTGAACTTCCTCAATCCGGAGAACGTCGAGACCTTCATCGAGTTTCTTCCCCAATTAGAGGAAGCCTCGACCAAGTTGGCGAGCGTGGTGCTTGCAGCCCAGATTGGTTTGCAAAGCATTCCAAAGACTGCGGCTGTCCGCGCGATGTTTGCTCTTGAGGATGTCATCTCCGGCCTGAAGAGCCTAAAAACATACCAGGTCTGAGGGTCGGCTGATGGACAAGATCGCCGCTTATGAAATGCTTATATCCGAGCATCCTCTTTGGAATAAGGAGTTTGAGAAGCAAGCTATCTTCCTAAGCCCCGTCCATGCGGCCAGTGTGTTGCTTCCTGTACCCGCGGCCCTAGGCGCTGCGGGAGGGGCTCTTGCAGCGCAAGAAGGAGAACGGGGCATGGGAGCCCTACGTGGGGCAGCAGCAGGAGCAGCAGCTCCTCTCGCACTCCTGGGAGGAATAGAGGCCGCAAGTCGACTCCACCCGTCTCTTAGGAACTTAAGGAATTACGGCTTCATTCCATTTGGCGTGGCCCCTGTAATATCACCTCTTGTCGGCTTCGCAGCTCAGAAAAAGTTAGTAAATTCTGACTAGAGTGAGATATTTCTATTGGTTCTAAATCCTCTGCCTAGAGAAACTAGAATGAACAAGATCGCCGCCTACAACATCCTCTTAGAGTCTCATCCTCTTTGGACGAAGGAGGCTCGCGTTTTTGGGGAATCACGTCCCGACGTCTCCGAGGCTCTGGAGCCTGTGAAGTACCGCACTGAGAAGGTAAAGCGGTACGCCGACATCAAGTCATCTGAGCAGAGGACCCCTCTGGGGACCGCAATGGCCGTGGGCGGAATTACGGGAGCCGCCCTTGGCGGACTCGTGGGGCTGTCAGGCGGAGTTCCCGGGACTCTGGCAGGAGGGGTCATTGGCGGCGGGCTTGGGGCGTTAACTGGAGCCGCGCTGTCCGAGTCCGATGCAGCAGAGATTGAAAGAATGAAGAAGATCAAAAAGACTAAGTCGTATGAAAAAGCCTCCGTGGAGATGGGACTTGAGCAAGTGAGGCGACGCCGCGAAGACGAGTACTGGGAACGGGAAGCTCGCCATCAGCGTCAGATGGCCGCAATAGACAGGCTTGATCGGAAGATCGATCGACAGACTTACGGCAGGCATTACGGAAGCCCGTATCGCTACTGAGGGGACTTTGGCACATCCCGCAGAATTCTTTATCAAGTACTTACTCGTGATTGGGGCAGCACTGTCCCATGACGACGTAAACCTGAATCTGGAAATTCACGGGCTCTCAGAGGTCTCTGAAGAGGACTTCAAGAAGTGCCAAGAGATTCTTGCCAAGGTTCCCAAGGACTTCCGTCCTTGGGATTCTAAGCATCGCACCACAACGTCCTGGCTCCGGAAGAACGGCCTCTACTCGCTGGTACATCCGGACAAGAACACAGAAGAGATGAGAGACAAGATTCTCTCTGCTCCGATTGTAAGAGAAAAGCTTGAGACGCTGCTGATGAGCGGAGTGCCGTACAGCGAGGCATCCCGCAATCTTGCCGAGCTCGGCCATCCGGTATCAGAGTTGGCGGTGGCTGCGTTCCGTCATTACTTCTGGAACTCGGATCTGATGGGAGTTGGCGGCTGGGCCAAGTACCTCAACGGAGACACGAGCGGGAGGGTCAGTCCCCTACTCCAGTCCTATCATCTGGCTGTGCGCGCCGGTCCTGAAGCTGCGGCATATCGGGCCGGGATCCGCAAAGAGCTGGACGGCAAGAAGATCATGATGGAGGTCCGATCCGAGCTGTACCACACCTTTCTGGAGACGCGGACACTTCCGCTCTCAGACAAGAAGGTGGAGATGCTCGGTAATCTCGCACGCGGACTTGCGCGGATCGACGAGCGTGTGCAGGCCGGAGACACGGCCCTGCAAGAGACGCTCAAGAAGTTTGAGAAGTTCAAGGTCCTTCACGGCAACAAGAAGATCCCGAGCCTGTTAGACTTGTCGCCCACGGGTTCCATTTCGAATCGATCTCGCGACGAGATCCTTCACTCGGAGAAACGGTAATGCCTGTCCTTCGTTCTAAGTCGGTTCGTGATGAGAACCAGATGATTGAGTTCCTAGAAGAACAAAACATTCCTGGCTTGGTAGGAGGTCCTGACTATACGGTAAACAGCAGCGGATGGATCTCCGTGTTCTTCAACGATGCGACCCGGGATCGCAGGACCACTCCGATCTACACTGGGCCTGGAGACACCGCAAATTACGCTGCCGCGTTGGCGGCAGGTCATGTATCTGAGGCAATCAATGTAGCAAATGCCACCAAGATCCTTTTTGGTATTGAGGTGGTTGCGGCCCCGACCCAGGATCTGCACATTAATCTTCGACTTTCTAGCCTGGGCGCACCCGACCTGACCACGGCGAGTCACTGGTTTCGACAACTGGTGTCACCAAACTACACGTCCTCCAAGTTTGAGGCCGACGTAGCGGAGTACGTCATCAAGCATCAGCTTCTTACTATCGGAGAGAAATACACATTGGAGTTTCCCGTACTGGCCAACTGGGCGAACTTGGTGCTGCACAATGCCACCGGCGGAACCTTCAAACTCTACGCGGACATTGGTTAATGATCCCCACATTCATGGAAGACCCCGAGCGTTCAAAGCCGGGGCATGAAGTCAAGGTCTCCCTCCCTCCCCGTGCGGAGTACCGAGGGAAGAAGTTCAAAGCAGTGATCGTCGTCAAGAACGACGACTTGATCTACCAGTTCTTCAATGTTCGGCACAAGGACTTCCAGGCCCTTCTGGCCGAAATCATCGAAGCGCACTTTGGGAAGACGGATGACTTCAGCGCATCCTATGTTCCAGAGTTCGAGTCCTTAGCAGTACGGGCTAAAAAAGTCTGCGAGTCGCCGTTCTTCAACTACAGTCACTACACCGAAAAATTTCTCGATCTGGTGGATCGCTGCCTTCAAGAGGCTTGAAACGGATCGTTCTCGCGAATCGGCCCTAAGCCCTTGATGAGAATGATCGCCTTGAAGTCCCACTTATCCCAGTGGGACTTCTTGTATATGGCGTCGTTTGCCTCACACCACTCTTTGAGGAGGGACCTAAAAAAAGGAACCTCCTCTTTTGTAATGTGGCGACACAGCCGCAGGTGGAACACCCACTTGAGGGGGTCCACCTGCGGCACCAGATCCCAGGCGTAGAGGTCTCCGAGCAGACTACGCTCGAAGCTCCTTACTGCCATCGGCACCCACCGCAGACTGAGCGGCGGGGGCGCTGTCGAAGATGTATCGTCCATGCGCGTCCAGCGTAACCTGCCAGACGGACCGGAGGGGATGGGTGGTCCGGAGTTCCGCGAGGGTGCCCGCGACGTACTCGCGGAACATCTTCTGGAGGGACTCTCCCTCCTCGGGCTTGAGCTCGTGGAGTCCGACTTCCGCCACGAGGACGGGGACGTTGATCTGCCCGCCTTCCCCCTCCATGTCGAGCCACGTCCAAGCCCGAAGCCCGAACCACTCATCGATGGTGACGGAGTGACCCGCCACCTTTCCGACCCGCTCTTTCCCCCGAAGCGTCAGCTTCAGGGGCCGGGCGGACCTGACGTGGATATCTTCCCCGAACCGCTTCTCACGGCTCTTGAGGAAGCGCAGGATCTCGGAGATATCCTCCGAGACCATCCGGATGGTGGTGGCGCTCGTCAGCGCCTTCAGATCGAGGAGGTGGAGGACCAGCGCGAAGCTGGCCTCACCACGAATCTGCCTGATTTCGTAACCCGAGACGATAGTAGCCATTATGTCGAAACCCCCTTATGCTCATCGTGAGCAAAACTCTTATGACGGAGAAATCATGAGTTTTCTGAACTCCCTGTCCGGTCCCTGGGACTACACGCCGCCGACTGTGGACCAGGTCCGCCTGAGCGAGCAGGACATCCGTGACGCGCAGATCCCTGTCCGGCCGTCTCAGTTCATTGAGACGACGATGATGATGCCCAACCCGCACACGCGGCAATTGGAGAACTTCTCTTTCGCCGAGCGTAGATACTTACGGGAAATCTACGACATCCAGGCTCCACGCGTCCTTTTGATGTGCGGGCGTCAGGTGGAAAAGAGCACGACCCTCGGGAACAAGACGCTGTCTTATGCGTGTCTCATTCCGCACTTTCGTATTCTCTACGTCTCCCCTTCGAGCCAGCAGACAAAGGAGTTTTCCAAGACGAGACTCAAGGAGCCGCTGGAGACTTGTCCTGATCTGAAGACCTGGTTCCCGATGCATCTCACTGACAACGTCTTTGAGAAGAAGGCGATCAATCGCAGCGAGATCAAGCTCAGGTATGCGTTTCTGAACGCAGACCGCTGTCGCGGTCTGTCCGCCGATCTCATTTGCATGGACGAGTTTCAGGACCTCCTGCTGGACAACATCCCGGTCATCGAGGAGGCAGCGTCCCACAGTCCATTCAAGTGGTTCATTTACAGCGGAACCCCCAAGAGCTTGGACAACTCGATCCAGGTCTACTGGGACGCGTACTCCACTCAGAACGAGTGGGCGGTTCCTTGTGATCGACACGGCCTTCCAAACAATCCCGGCTCCTGGCACTGGAACATTCTTGGGGAACGGAACATCGGCATCAAAGGATTGTCGTGCGATCGATGCGGGGAGGTCATCCGTCCGGACCACCCACTTGCCCGGTGGGTCAAGACAGGAAATCCCAACCCGAAGTTCGACATCTTCGAGGGCTTCCGCATCCCACAGTTGATGGTCCCGTGGTTGGAGTGGAGCAACATTCTCACCAAGTACAACCAGTACCCGCGCGCCAAGTTCTACAACGAGGTGCTTGGGGCCAGCTTCGACTCAGGCCAACGACCCCTAATGCAGGGAGATGTTCAGGCTTGTTGCGATGGAGAGTTCTCTTTTAAGCCGGACAAGCTAAAAGAATTCATGACCAAGCTGAGAGGAAAGCAGGTCTACGCCGGGATTGACTGGGGACAGGACTCGAATAACTCGTACACGATCATCATGATCGGGGCCTACATCGACGGCTTCTTTCGTATCGTCTTTGCTCACCGCTTCACTGGCGCGGAGGCGGAGCCGAAAGAGCAAATCTCCAAGATCAAGAAGCTGCTTGCCGCCTTCGAAGTGTCGCGAGTCGGGGTGGACTATGGAGGAGGCTACTGGCCGAACGACGAGCTTCTTCGTCTCTACGGATCACAGCGCGTGGTGCGGTATCAGTACTCAACCCCCAAGACGATCGTGAACTACGACTCTGCAAAGGGCCGCTTTCTCATCCATCGCTCTGAGGTAATGAGCGCGATCTTCAACGCCATCAAGCGGCGGTCAGTATTCCGGTTCCCCAAGTGGTCCGAGTTCGGCAGTCCTTACGGAGCGGACATGCTGGCCATCTTCTCGGAATACAACGAGAGAACGCGCATGACTGAGTATAAGAAGTCGCCAAATACTACCGATGATAGTTTTCATGCGCTGTTGCTGTGCTTCATGGCTTCTATGATCGACAACCCTCGCCCAGATATTCTCGTTCCAAGTGCTAAAATTGATCGAGAACTGGATAAGGACTGACGCCCCGGCATCCGCCGGGGCGTCAGTCAGATCGAATCAGCCGGTCTTGCGGATCTCATTCAGAAGGTCAGGAAGCATTTCCTGGACCTTCTTCTGGATCTCGGGGTTGCTGTCCCGGTACTTCTGGATGCGCATCAACGCTTCCTGCTCCGAGTCGATGAACATTTTGTCCATCGCGACGGTTCCCAGGAAGCCCGCCGCGGCGCCGATCCCGAGGGCGGCAGGGAGGTTGTTGTTGATGATCTCGACGCCGCCGTAGCGGCCGGCGGCCCAGGTGCCGCCTGCGACGACGCCCCCATGGGCGAGACGCTTGCCGTTTCTGCCGAGGCCAACCGTCTCCTCCATGAAGTAGGAGTAGGACGTGTACGCGTTCATCTGGGTGTTCTTCTCAGCCATTGTATTCTTGTTCTCCATGACAGAAGCTTTTTGATCGTTGACATGATCCGGAGGCACGTTCGCCGCCGGAGGGCGTGCTCTAATGGGGAGTTTCTTTGGCATGCTATGTCTCCACAGCAAATTAGTTATGACGGTTTTATGTCATTTTTTAGACGCTCGAACACATCCTCTTTTAGGGTTCGCTCCAGTGCTGTGCTCGCGTCACTCAAACTCTCCAAGTAGATGAAGATCGAGATCTTCAATCTCCGCCTCCCATCTGCCAGCAGACGATGAATCTGCTGAAGCTCAAGAGACGTGGAGTAGTCTGGACGCGCGGTCACCTCGGAGAGCATCCGTCCGCACAGGCGAAGTAGAATCTTCCATGCAGCCCCCGCACCGCTGAATGTCAGAAGATCGGCCTCATCCATCCGTGTAAAGATGTCGGCCCATGCTCGCATCTCGGCCGTGGAGTAACTGCCAGCAGGGCGCCCATACTGCTCGATCATGGCAGCGTGAAGCTCCTTCGCGTACTGACTCGTCATGCCAAGACTTTCGTTCCGCAGGTCCAGCATGTGCTGGATGACTGCAACCTCGGACTCGAGACGGCGCACTGTTGCGCGAAGAGTGCGGATCTCGGCTACAGTAATCCGCTCTCCCTTTGGGGCGGCAAGAAGCTCGTGGACTTCTTCTGGATCCAGTAGTCGAGATCTTCCGCTACCAGTACTTGTAAGTTGTCCCGTCTTGATGTAGTTTCGGATAGTTCTCTCTGTCTTGCCGAGGACGCGTCCTGCGTCGGCTATACTCATCGAGTACTTCATTCCCACTCCAGGTTTCTGATGTACGGCAGTCCGATCACCAAAGAGTATCTCCAAGGTCTCGCTCAGGCGGCGACCTCGGACTTCCTGTCCAGAGGTACTCCGCTGACAGAGGCCGTAATCAAGCAGGCAAGTGCCTGTGGCGCAAACTTGACAGCTGAGCATGTTCGGCGTATCTGCGAGATGACGTACCACGACACGTATGAGCGAATGCACAAGCAGGCTTCCAGCGCCGATCGGTACATCGTCTTCGATCCCCCGGATGCAGAAGTCGCAGCCGAGGTTCTTCGCGCAGAGAAGGTCGCATCGGCGCCTAAACGCGCAACTTCTTTGTCCGGTGGTGTTATGACAGAAAAAACTGCATCTGCATCCGCGCCGAGACTCCCGAAGTTCAAAGCAGCAAATGCCTTTGACGAACTGATGAAGTCTGCATCGGACACCGACTATAGTGCTCCGTTTGCGCAGGCACAGGGCCTCCATGATCTCAAGAAGATCCATGACTCTTTGAAGGAGGCATCCGCCGCGGTGACTGCGGAGCTCCGATCGCTCAATACGGAGATCATGTCCGCGAGGCGCGAGCTGTCCAAAGAAGCATACGCCGCAGTGAAGGACGGCGTGTCCGTAGAAGACGTTCTTCATGCCTGCTTCGAGGGCACAGACTGGAGCTCCACATCCCAGGAGACCGCGACCAAGGTCGCATCAGATCTCTCCGCGTACCTGCTTGGAAAAGAGCGGACGACTGTGGGGCTTCGTCTGACGAAGACTGCATCCTTCGGAGAGATCAACCCATCGCACCCACTTCCTGCCTCATTCTCAAAGGTGGCGGCGGTGGAGGAGCGGCACATTCACCTTGAGATCGCGTTGCGCGATATTCAAGCCGATCTTGAGTATGCGAACAGGGCACTGACTGAGTCCTTGTTTGGTGATAAATTGGCATCCGTGGCCGGTCTTGCTCGTTCTGCCCAGGCAGCTGGAAAAAAGGCTCTTCAATACTCGGAGACAGAGCCTCTGAAGGCTGGATTATACGCGGGAGGAGCCGCCGGTGCCGTAGGGCTGGGAGCATACGCATACCGGAAGAAATTTAGACAAGGCCGTAATCAGGCATCATCCGCGCAGGAGAGAAAATGACCATCCAAGTCCCTGCGGCAGCCTATGCCGCCTATGCCCGGGGTGAGATTACGGCGGAAGATCTCCGTTCCCTGGAGAAAACTGCCGAGTCTCTAAACAAGTCTGCATCGTTCTCGCCGGCCATGTTGGGTGGACTTGCAATCGCAGCTCCCTCCCTCGCGTATCTCGGATCACAGATTCCGCAGGCCGTCGAGGGGACTCTCGGCGCGATGACCTTTAATCGCGATCTTCGCCGCGTTGAAGAGGTCAATCCGCAG